CAATTTGCAAAGCAATTGAAAGTAGAAAAAGTAGACAGGTATAACAGCCTTCAAAACGCATTTCAAAAATTAAAACAAAAATAAAATGGCACTAGACTTATCAGGTTTAACTAACTATGTAAAGGAGAACGAATTGCAGTTGACTTCTGCTGCTATCTTCTCAGCAAAAACTGCTTCTTTGATCGAAGCACTAGGTAATGTTCAGGTGGGTATCAAATCCGCTGAAACTATCAACATCATGACTACCGATGCGGTATTCCAAGCAGGCGGAACTTGCGGTTTCTCTTCTTCTGGAACTACTACCATCACACAGAGAACCATCACTGTAGGTAAAATCAAGATTCAAGAATCAATCTGCCCTAAAGCATTTGAAGCTAAGTACACTCAGAAGGCTTTGAGAGAAGGATCTACTTATGACTACATGGCTTATGGTGCTGAGTATTCTGCTCAGAAAGTAGCTAGAATTGGTGCAGCCCTTGAGACTGCTATCTGGCAGGGTGATACAGGAAGCCAAAACGGACAATTGAACAAGTTCATGGGCTTTGGTACTATCATCAATGCGCTTGGCTTTGGTGGTGCAGGTGATCCTATCAATGGTAACACTGCTAACCAAACTACCTTGACTACTTCCAATGTTATTGCTGCTGTGGACATGGTATTCGCTGCCCTTCCTGCTGCCCTTTTGGACAAGTCTGATGTAGTTATCTTCTGCGGAAACGATACTTTCCGTGAGTATGTATTGGCTTTGCGTGATGCTAACCTTTACCACTACCCTGTTGATGCTGCTAACATGGAACTAGTTGTTCCGGGTACTGCTATCAAATTGATCGGTGTTAACGGATTGAACGGAACAGATCAGCTTTTCGGACTTTCCATGAGCAACATGTACCTTGGTACTGACCTTTTGAATGAGCAGGATCGTTTCGAGTTGTTCTATGCAAAAGAGGCGGATGAGATGAGATTTGTAGTTGAATTCAAGCTAGGTGTACAAATTGCCTTCCCGGATGAAGTAGTATTCTGGAAGAAGTATGTAGCACCTTAATATAAATCACGGGTAGGGGATTCACCCCTACCCTATTTTAAAACCTTAAAATAAAAATAAATATGGCTTGCGCATTAACTCAAAACTATACCCTTGACTGCAAAGATTCAATCGGCGGTTTGAAGGCAGTATGGTTTGCAGCCGTAGAAGATATTGCATCATGGACAGGAAGTGCCGGAACTTACACCGGTGTGACTATGGATTCAGGCAAATATTTCTGGAAGTACGAACTAGTAAAAGAAAGTTCAAACTTTGCAGAGGCTGTGAATACCAATGTTCAGAATGGCACTGTTTTCTATGCTCAGACCTTGGAGATCATCCTAAATAAATTACAGGTAAACACTCGAAATGAGATCCTTTTGCTTGCTAAGAATAGACTAGTAGCCTTGGTGCTTGACAATAATGACAAGACTTGGGTACTAGGTGAGGTTAACGGACTTGATTTGACAGGTGGCGGTTCAGGATCAGGTACTGCATTCGGTGATCGTAACGGATACACTTTGACCTTCACAGGTAATGAGAAGGAATTGGCAGCCTTGTTCACAGGAACTCCTCCGGTTGACTAATATTTGGTTTGTTGTTTAGATGTGAAAAGCAGCCTCAATTTTGGGGCTGTTTTTTTTGTGTACATAAAGAAAGGATTTTGTATTTATAGATATGGTGATAATCGAGAAGGGGGCTAATAGCGTGATCTACATAGCCCTATTTGATAAAAGAGAAACTACTAGCAATACTTACACCTTTTTATTTCAGCATGAAGTAACAAAGGAAGAAGTGACTTTAAACCTAAACGATGTGAGTGATTTCAAAGATAGATACTCAGAATTTGCTATCAGTCAAGCATCCTTCACTAGTAGCACTGTGGGCTTTTGGCGTTACTATGTAACTCAAACGGGAAGCGGTGCTGATATTATTGCCACAGGAAAAATGGAGTTGACTGCACCAAATCTTTCTACTACAGGAGTGGTGAGATACAACGGCTACAATGGTACTTATAAGACCTATACAACAGCATGATAAAATTATTCAAGTTCGATCAAGTGCCTTTGCCCGTTTACAAAGAAGTTAAGGGGAAAGAATACATCTACTACGGGGAGAAAAATGACTACCCGAACTACCTACTTAGGATCTATAATAATAGCGCAAAGAACAACGCTATAATTACCGGGAAGGTAGACTACATCTGTGGCAATGGGTGGACTGTGAAGGCGGAAGATGAGATGCAGAAGGCGAAGGCATTCGGCTTGATTGATCGGATTAACACCAAACAGGAAAGCCTTAATGAGTTGACCAAAAAGCTAGTCACCGATCTATCTATTTTTGGAGGGTACTATCTTCAGGTGATCTGGACTAAAGGCACGGGTGAGATTGCGGAGTTGTACCATGTAGACTACTACAAGGTGAGAACCAACGCTGACAATAGCGAATTCTATGTATCTGACAATTGGATCAAGAATGACAATGTCAACCCTAGACCTGATTTTGATACCTACCCCGCTTTTGATCCAAACAATACTACGGGTACTCAAATCCTTTACTTTAAGGAATACAGAGCAGGAGCAAATACTTATTCCCTTCCAGACTACAGAGGGGCGATCTCCTACATTGAACTAGATATCTCTATTGGGGAGTACCACCTCAACACCATAAACAACGGGATGTTCTCAAGCAAGTTGATCAACTTGAATGGTGGTAAGGTAAGCCAAGAAGAAGAGGATCGGATTGAAAGACAATTCAAAGACAAGTTTTCAGGATCAAAGAATGCAGGAAAATTCATGCTTGCTTTTAATGATAGCAAGGAGAACGAACCTTCAATCATTGACCTATCGGGTACTGAATTGGACAAGCATTTTGACCTTTTGAATAAGACTGTTCAGCAGGAGATTTTTACAGGTCATAAGATTACTTCTCCAATGCTTTTTGGAATTAAGACAGAAGGGCAGCTAGGCGGAAGATCCGAAATGAGAGAGGCTTCCGAACTATTCCAAAACACCTATGTAAATGCAAAGCAGCAAGCCCTTGAAGAGGTAGTAAATTACCTTTTGAAGTTCAATGATATTATTGCAGAACTTGAGATCAAGAAGACTGAGCCAATCTCGTTCCAATTTAGCGAGCAGATTATCAGCACAAACATGACTCAAGATGAGATCCGTGAGAAGTTAGGACTTGCACCTATCGAGAAGAAGGAAAGCCAAGGTGCGCAGGATATCATCAACTCATTGAATAGCCTTTCCCCATTGATTGCTACTAAGGTAGTGGAATCTATGGATGTGAATGAATTGAGAGGCTTGATTGGTCTTCCTGTAAGAACTGAAATCGTAACACCTACGGAAGTTATCACAGATCCTACCCAAGGATTCTCAGATCACCTCCACATTCAATGTAGCATCTCAGAACACGATGCAGCGATCCTAGAAAAGTTTGAAGGAAAAGGGATTGCGAAGGATAAATTCAAAGTGATTGAAAGTTCAAAAATGCACTTCTCAAGCATGGATGATTTTATCAAGCAGGATCTATTTGCTGAGTACCTACTCAATGAAGTGCAAAGAAAGATTATCACTCAGATCCAAAGAAATGAGGCGATAACTATTCCACAGATTGCAAAGGTAGTAGGTATAGATGAGGCTTCCGTGATCTCAAGAATTAATACTTTGATTGATGATCAGGTCTTGGTAGAGAAAATTAGCCGGGAAGGGTTGATCACTAGAGCCGTAACCCGTACAGGAGATGCAGCTATCAAAAGACTTCAGCCTGTTACTTCCTTTAAGGTTCTTTATTCCTATGAGGAAAGACCAAATGTACCTGCTGCAAAGAGTGGATCAAGACCTTTGTGTGAGAAGTTATATGGCAGCGGTTTATTCTTTACACGGGAAGAAATTCAAAACATATCCAATCAGCTAGGCTATTCGGTATTTCAATTGTGCGGTGGATGGTACACCAACCCAAACACAGGATTGAGAACTCCTTTTTGCCGTCATGAGTGGAAAAGAAATGTAGTAGTAGAAAAGACATCACGATGAGCGCAAATGTATTGATGATATCGGAGCAGTCCTTCAAGGACTTCACAGTAGCCTCCGCAAATATTGACCTGAAGAATGTAACTCAGGTGATCAAGATGACTCAAGATAGGTATATTCATCCTATCTGTGGGACTGCGCTTTATGATAAGATTCTAGATCTAATTGTAGCAGGAACTATAGGTCAAGGTGGAAATGCTGTTTACAAAAATTTGCTAGATAACTTTCTCACAGATACCCTTTTCAATTATGTGCTTGGTGAATTGCCTATGGCGATGCAGTACAAGTTTGTCAATAAAGGGGTGGTAAAGCGAAAAAGCGAGAACATCACAGAGCCTACCTTTGCAGAATTGCAGAGCATTAGCCAATACTATAAGGGATATGCGGAATGGTATGCTGAACGGGCAATCAATTACCTATGCGCTAATTCTACCCTGTACCCTGAGTACTTGAATCCGGGATCGGATGTCACTACTATTCAGCCTGTATCTAATCAGTACAAGGTAGCTATCAATTTGGGGAGGGGTGACTATGAAGATCACAGACCATATAGCGAAAGATACCAAGGCAATAGATACAAAAAACCATTCTAAAAAATGGCTTACAGCAAAAACGAAAAGAAGCTAAAAGAATTTCTATCCAAACAAGATGACTCTAGTAGACCTAGTCAAAAAACTAAAAGCAATCCAAGAAGCGCACCCAATGATCCGAACCTTCGGAGAGGGTGACATCTACGATTATGTAGATAATGGAGGAGAGATTCAGTACCCGGTTCTTTGGACTGTGGTAAAGCCTTCGGTGTACAGCGGTACTACCATGAGCTATAATCTAGTCCTTCTTTTTGCGGATCTATTGACGGAAGACAAGAGCAACAGACTTCAGATCCAAAGTGATCAGATGCTTGTGGCTTTGGACTTCCTAGCCAAATTAAAACTTGACAATGACTACAGCTTTAATACTGCACCTAATGCAGCTTTGGAATTCTTTCAAGAACGCTTTGATGATTTTACAGCCGGGGTATCAATTGCTATACAGGTTATTGCTCCTATGCCTTTGAATCTATGTGTAATTCCAACCGAATCCTAAAATGAATATCTTGAAAAGCGATGAACTAGGAGTTCCTTCTACCTTAATAGCCATCTTTGCAAATGTTTCTCAGGTGATCGGGCTTAGCTTTGTGAATATGTTTTTCACATGGATCATTTCTATACTATCAATTATCTATTTGATCTACAAAATAAAGAACGAGAAAGGCAAATTTGATTCAAAGAAAGATGAAGAAAGGAAGTAGTGCGCAGGTCAAGGTGACCTTTGGAAAAAGAAGAAACGGAAAGGCTAAGAAAGCCTACTCTAAAGCATTAAACAAGCCTAAAAAATACAGGGGTCAAGGAAGATGAAAAAGTTTTTTGAATGGTCAGCAGGATTCTTGTCTGAAAATGGACAGGCTTCTAGTAAAAGATTTGTAGGAGTATTTAGTGCAGTAGCTTTGTGCTATACTCTTTACGCAAATCACGATGCGGTAAATGAGCCTTCAGAGGCTTTGGTTTATTCGGTGGCTGCTTTGTCTGCTGCTGCCTTAGGAATTAGTGCAGCGGAAAAGATATTTAAAAAGCCTAACTCAGGGGAATGAAAAACCTAAGCAAGGAAGAACTATTGAGTAGAATGGAGGCAATTAATCGTAGCAATGCGATTATTTACTTTGACCTTAATGGTTTTATCCTTGGGGTAAATTCTATTTTTTTAAAGGCTATGGGATTTGGTGAAGAAGAGCATAACCAGTTGATCGGCAAACACCATTCTATTTTTGTCAGCTACGAATATTCAAAGTCTGAGGATTACACTAAATTTTGGGAAACGCTTCGAGAAGGAAAGTTCTATGAAGGAGAATTTGAAAGGCGAAAAATAGATGGGAGTCCAATCTACTTGCAGGCTACTTATAATCCTATCTTTAATGAGATTGGTGAAATAACTAAGATCATGAAGATTGCTACTGATATTACCCAAACTATTAAAAGCAAAAATACTATTGAAGAACTTTCAAATAAAGTCAAGGCTGAATTAGAAAATTCAAACAAGCTAAGAGAAGCGATTGAAATAGAAAAGGATGCAGCGGTTAATGACTTGGATGCTACTATCAAGAAAAGTCAAAACGAATTAATCAAAGTAATTGTAAAGTCTGCCTTATTTGTGATTATGTCTGTTGGATTTATTACTACGATAATGTACTCTTTTGCAATCCTATCAAATAAGGACACTCAGATCATCGGATCTACTTGGTCAAATATGTTTTCAGTTTTATTAACAAATGCCTTCTCTATTGTAGGCACGATCATGGGTATTAAATACGCAACATCAGAAGATAAAAAAAATAAAGAATGAAAATTAGTCAACACCTATCACTTTCCGAAGTGACCAGAAGCGATTCAGCCAAGAGACACGGGATAGATAACACTCCTACAGCTGAACATTTGGAAAACTTTAAGCTACTAGCAGAGAAAGTATTTGAGCCTATCCGGGCGCACTTCGGTGTACCTATCCATATTTCTAGCGGATACAGAAGCAAGGCTCTCAATCAGTTTGTGAAGGGAAGTTTATCTTCTCAGCATTGCAAAGGAGAAGCCATAGATATAGATATGGATGGAAGTAGCAACGGGGTGACCAACAAAATGATCTTTGACTTTATAAAGGAGAAGCTAGATTTTGATCAGTTGATTTGGGAATTTGGAAGTGATTCAAACCCTGATTGGGTTCATGTGTCTTACACCAAAGTAGGCAACAGAAAGCAGAAACTAAAGGCTGTTAGGTCTGGAGCGAAGACCACCTATCTACCTATTTGATGGAAGTCAAAAAAATAAGCCGAAACCTTCATGCTATCACCCTTCAGAAGGATGAAAAAAGGGTAGCCCTATTGAGTGATATTCATTGGGATAATCCAAAATGTGATAGGGTAAAATTGAAAAGGCATCTTGACTATTTCCTAGAACATCAGATCCCTATCTTTATCAATGGGGACTTCTTCTGTTTAATGCAGGGCAGAGGGGACAAAAGAGGAAATAAAAGCGATATCCTTCCTGAGCATAACAACGCAAGGTATTTAGATTCTGTTATTGATACGGCAGTTGATTGGTGGTCACCCTATGCTCATTTGATTACAGTGATCGGCTACGGGAATCATGAAACTTCAATCATCAAGTATCAGGAAACGGATGTACTCCAGAGATTTGTAGATCTATTGAATTACAAGAACAAAACTCAGGTATATACCGGGGGATATGGAGGATGGATAGTATTTAAATACAAGGTCTATGATACCACTACCTTGAGTAAGACCATGAAATATTTTCATGGGAGCGCAGGCGGTGGCATTGTTACACGCGGGGCAATCAACTTGACTAGGGCTTTAGAGATCTATGAGAACATGGATATATTTGTAATGGGTCACATTCACGAGAATTCTAGCCGTAATGATGTAAGGGATTCAATACATTATAATCAAGGTAAGCGATGCTATGAAATAGAGCAAAGACATATTCACCAAGCTATTCTAGGAACTTATAAGGAAGAATACGGGGATGGATTTGGTGGATGGCATATCGAAAGGGGCGCACCTGTAAAGCCTACAGGCGGAAGGAT